CTATCCCTGACTATTCTGTTCATTGCGTCCCTGTGCCGCCGAATCCAGCGCGGATATTTGCTCCTGTAACGCCGTCAGGCTGAGCGGCCTGCTGATAAAATAGCCCTGCGTTTCATCGCACTTCATCATCATCAGCTTCTGGAGCTGCCCTTCGGTCTCCACCCCTTCTGCCGTAATACTCAGCGAAAAGGCTTTGCCCAGGCCGATAATATTTTCAACGATGGTGTTGGCGCTGTCGCTCTCCGGCATGCCGTCGATAAAGGATTTATCCAGCTTAATGCCATCGAACGGGAAATTGCGCAGATAGCTCAGGGAGGAGTAGCCGGTTCCAAAATCGTCCATCAACAGCTTCACGCCAAGTTTCTTCAGCGCCAGCATGATTTCGAGACTGTTTTCCGGGTTCCACAGGGTGGCGTTTTCGGTAATTTCGATCTCCAGTCGGGCCGGATCTAATTGCGAGAGCTGTAGCGCCTCCTTGATGCGATCCACCACCTGCCAGGACTGGAACTCGACCGCAGAGATATTCACCGAAACCGAGAGACCGTGCAGCGTCTCCTGCGCGTCCCGGCAGGCGGTTTTCAGCACCCAGTCGCTGAGCGGAATAATCAGCCCGGTCTCTTCGGCCAGAGAAATAAACTGATCCGGCATGATCAGGCCAAGCTCAGGGTGATCCCAACGAATTAACGCCTCTACGGCGATGATCCGCGATAAGTCATGACCGTAACGCGGCTGGTAGACCAGACGGAACTGCTCTTTTTTAATCCCGTCGCGCAGGCTCTTTTCCATCTCCCGGCGCTGCACCATCTGCTCGGCCATTTCAGGCATATAGAACACCCATTTATTGCGCCCGGTGCTTTTGGCTTTGTACAGCGCGATGTCCGAGAAGCGCAGGAGTTCGCCCGCGTCGACGGCATCATGCGGTGCCATGGCGATCCCGATGCTGGCGCCGATCACGATCTCATTTCCGTTGATCAGGAAGGGGCGCGTCAGCTCGGCAATGATGCGCTCGCACAGGGTATCGATGTACCGCCGGTCATGGATGTCGGAGATCACCAGAATAAACTCGTCTCCGCCCTGGCGCGCCACCAGATCGTAATCGCGGATACAGTGCCGTAGCCTGGCTGAGACCTCATGCAGTACGGCGTCACCGGCACCATGACCAAAGAGATCGTTAACCGGCTTAAACTTATCGAGATCGAGGCTAAGCATTGCCAGCGGGTGCTGCTGCGTGGGTTGCGCCTGCAACTTGCCCTCCAGAAACTCGCGCATGCGCACCCGGTTGGGCAGCCCGGTCAGTTCGTCGTGGCGGGAGAGATACTCCACGCGTGCCTGGGCCTCCACCTCCAGCGTGACATCCGTGGCAGTGCCCCGGTAGCCGGTTATCCCCTCCGGTGTGATGACAGGTTTGATCGCAATATGGCAGTAGCGTTGATGTCCCATTGCGGAAAGATAGCGGCAGTGCAGCAGGCGGCGATGCCCTGTCTGCCCGGGCAGGGTAATCCAGTCTGCCAGCGACTGGTTTTCTGCGGACATTAGCTCGCTGAGCGGGCGGCCGATCCAGGACGATATGCTGTACCCGGTAATGCCGGGAAAACGCTCGGAAAGCCAGGTAAAACGCAGCTCCGGGTCGGTCTCCCAGATCCAGTCGGTGGTCGCCTCGGCGACGTCACGAAAACGGCGCTCGCTGGCCGTCAGGGCAAGACGGTTCTGGGCCAGCAGATAGGTATTTTCATCATACATACGCGCCTTTTTGAGCGCGTTGCGCCCTAGCATCACGCCGGGAATAGCGGTACAAAGCGCCAGCAGGATTAGCAGCGGCAGGATATAGCGCAGCAGCTCCCGCCCCGGATTTTCGCTTTTCCATTCAAAGGTCACTTGCTGGCCGTCAACGGGGAGGGTAGCCACCCCGCGTCGTCCTGCCAGCCTCGGTGAGTTTTTATGCTGCACGCGAGTCTGGGCGATACCGTACTCTTCACCCAGCGCAGTGAGCTTAGGGCTATCCAGCACGTCGACAAAGACCAGCACAGAGGCGGGGCCGGGAGCAACAGGGATGCTTGAGTCGTCACCGGTTGTGATGCGTGCCGCTGCCACCAGCGCCGGATAGCCGCCCTTCATCACCACCGTACTGGATACAGGAATCGCGTCCGGCTTGTTTATTTTTTGAATCAGCTCGGGCAAGGGATCTTCACCCAGCCACGATTGCAGTGAGTCTGTCACCAGCTTGCCGTTAATCACGCTGTAACGGGTCTTCCCGCTGCCGTCGAGCACGAACAGTCCTTCGTACTCAAAATCGCGCCACAGCGTGGCTCCCATGTTCTGCCGGGTATAAGCCCAGTCGGTATCTATTTTGGGATGCAGGTGCTGATAGGCTTCGCCCCACCAGGCATAATCTTTGATGTGGGTTGTGAGGGTATCTACGCGGTTGTGGATCGCTTTTTCCAGCAGCATGGCGCTGTGCTTATCGCTGCTGTCATTGATGTTTCGCACGATGGTCAGCAGCGCGATAATCGCAACAATAAATAACACTGCCAACAGAGAAAACATCAGCTGCAAAGCACGTTTAATCAAGGTCGCCGTTTGTTTAGGCTCAAGGTCCGTACCGGATATATCATCGCTGACAAAAAGTTTATGCATGATTACCCCATTTTCTCAGGTGTTATTATGTTCCGATCGTTTTTAATATCGGCCTGTTCTGGCGGGGCTTGATGTCAAAATGTAAAACTCAAGATAGCCGATTCTGCAGGCAAACGGGGAAGATAGCCTCTCTTGCGCAGGCAATTAGCCGCAAAATGTGAAGAAAAACAAAAACAACCTTTTTATTTGTGTTGTTTTTGCGCGTATTGATGGAAAAATCAACGACTAAAAGGTGAAGGGTTGACGAGTTGGGTTCTTTTTCTTACCCTTTTACACCGAAGTTCCTCCTCCGGAAAGCCGATATAGCTCAGTTGGTAGAGCAGCGCATTCGTAATGCGAAGGTCGTAGGTTCGACTCCTATTATCGGCACCATTCTTACTTCTTTCTCTTTCTCTCTAACTCCACGAAACGCCGTCAATTCTGGGGTTTTTGTGCTGTTGTATTCTTTCTACTTCTACCAACGTCTATTGAAATCTACACCGTATTGGGGGTACATTCGGGGGTATACTCTGTTCGGTCTTCCTGAGATACCCCCAAATGAAACTTAATGCCCGTCATGTCGATACAGCCAAGCCAAAGGATAAGCCCTACAAGCTCGCCGATGGTGGTGGCCTCTACCTCCTCGTGAATCCAAATGGTGCCCGTTACTGGAGGCTCAAGTATAGGGTTTCAGGGAAGGAGAAATTGCTTGCTTTGGGCGTGTATCCAGACGTTACCTTGGCAGATGCCCGCGCTAAACGTGATGAAGCAAAAAGGGGTATAGCTGGGGGTATCGATCCTAACAAAGCAAAACGTGAAGAAAAGGCCAGTCGCGAAGCTCAGGTAAACAACACATTTCTGGACATTGCTACGGAGTGGCATTCGAGTAAGTTAAAGAAGTGGTCTCCCGGGTATGCCTCCGACATTATGGAAGCATTCAAAAAAGACGTGTTCCCCTACATTGGTAAAAAGCCAATTGCGGAGATTAAGCCGCTTGAACTGCTGAATGTGCTTCGTCGAATGGAGAGTAGAGGGGCTACAGAGAAAGCCAAAAAAGTGCGGCAACGTTGCGGCGAGGTTTTTCGTTACGCCATCGTTACTGGCAGGGCTGAATATAATCCCGCTCCAGATCTCACCAGTGCCATGCAGGGGCATGAATCCAATCACTACCCTTTCCTGAATGCGCCAGAGCTACCAGCATTTTTTGAGTCGCTATCACACTACTCAGGCAGTGAGTTGGTGGTATTGGCTGCGCGCTTGCTCATTATTACCGGCCTCAGAACGGGAGAATTGCGCGGGGCATCCTGGCAAGAAATCGATGAGCAGGCCGCAGTATGGGAAATCCCCGCTGAACGCATGAAGATGCGCCGTCCGCACATGGTACCTTTATCCCTGCAGGCGCTATCCATCATTGCGCGCATTCGTGAAATCACTGGTAGATACCCTCTCATGTTCCCAGGGCGTAACGATCCAAGGAAGACTATGAGTGAGGCCAGCATTAACCAGGTGTTTAAGCGGATTGGATATGCCGGGAAAGTAACAGGCCATGGATTCCGCCACACCATGAGCACGATACTCCACGAACAAGGCTACAACACAGCCTGGATTGAAACGCAGTTGGCGCATATCGATAAGAACTCTATTCGTGGAACGTACAACCATGCCCAATATCTGGACGGTCGTCGCGAGATGCTCCAGTGGTATGCCGACTATATAGACGCTCTGCAGCACGGGGAGAACGTGGTTCATGGCAAATTTGGCGCAACACGATAATGTTACGGGGCTTTATATGACTATTCATTATGAAGAAGGGCAATCCCTTAAAAAGTGCTTGAAAATTATTAGATTGATTGAGTCCATAACTTTTTGGGCTATCGAGGAAATCGACACTACTAAAATTTATACTTTTGATGAGGCTGTGAAAGTTGCTAAGTCCTGCCAAGAGTTCGTAACAAGCGAAATAAATCACTATGAGCCAATTAACGCTCCGGTTAATTTAGCCTTGTACAATAAGGTGATAAGAGATGACAGGAATGTTAAGAAATTTATGGAGCTTATTAAATTTAATCGATCTCCATTGGATTGTGTATATGATGCCGCTCTTGACAGCATCATTAGGTTCAAATTGGGTGAGCATAGGCATTGTGAAAAACAGCATATTAATGACGTTTTCGGGCCACCTGTAGAGAGTTATCTTTACTGGTTTAAGTATGCTCAGAAAATGACATATGCCTACTATCCAATGATTGGGCAATCATTTTACTCTCGGCTGCTTCTCATGGTCTTGCGGTATCAAACCAAAAGAGGTAATGCCTTGATTCTGGATGATCTACGCTTCTTGAATGAGTATAAATCCAAGTTGGCTGAAGTCTGCAAAATGGCACAAGACCCCATTTTCGACAGTTTACACAGGCCACGTCGTAGAGATCGGGATGAGTATATGGGGGATGGTGTCTTCAATCTCTATGAGATTGAATACCTTATAAAAAAGACGGAGTCACTTATTATCACAAAAAGGCAAGATGAGACTCTCCATGAAAGAGTATTAGCCTCTTGGTTAATGATGCTTCTTCAGTCATGTGAGGTGAAAAATGTATTAAGTGCCACAAACGTTTTTATGGGGGCTGGGTTTATCGAAAATATTGTCGAACACAGGACACTTGCGCGATTGTGGAACGCAGTCAAAAAGCGTCGTGAGTTTGAACAGCAAACCATTGCTGAGCGGGAGGATTTCTTCAGGAAAAGGTTAGAGAAAGCCAAGGCTAGAAAAAATGCAATGAGTGATTACACCTTAAATCGTGAGGTATCGAGTAAATTTCACGAACATGCAAAGCATCTGGGGGTGACAAAAAACAGGTACAAACTAGCCTGACTTTGTCATGCCGATATCCCTCCTGAAAATTACAAACATTGTCATGTCGAACACGTGCAACTAAATGGCCGTGTTCGACATGACGACAGCTAGCTAATATCTCCAAGGTATTGTCATTACTGAAAAGTAGCCGATCCCATATAGTCCATCTGACGAAAAACAAAGAAGGTGAACGAAAGATGGAAACGATGAGCACTAAGCAAGGCCGGGTTAATAATGATCAGTTAGTTGATATGAAATTTATTACCGCTGATTCTGGCATGGGTGACAAATGGTTCTATCGGCTGATGTCTGAAGGTAGATTTCCCCGCCCCATTAAACTTGGTCGTTTAAGTCGATGGTTGGCAAAGGATTACTATGCATGGAAAGACGCCCAAATCTCCAATTCAGCAGAGGAGTTTGAAAAAAGGCAGCGGGAAGCATTTAAAAGAGCGGAGGCAAAGCGTAGCAAACATCAAAAGCATGTGGTGGGGGTGGCCTGATGGGAATAAAAAACGCCCGTGCCACCGAGCGTCATACCGAACTTAACCATACACCTGCGCAATTGGAAGTTGCTGTTTCTAATGATAACCAGCAGCGCACCACAAAACCAGTGCCCAAAAAGCATAAAGCGCGTGTTCTTATCCTGCGCTCTGGCGCGTCCGGTATCACTGAGAACGAGATCCTGCGTTACTGCCGCCTTTCCTCTGGTCGCAATTATTTGTCGGACCTCGAAAGACGCCTCGATATCCAGTTTGAACGCATCGACGAGCCTAATCCTGATGGCATTGGCAGCCACTACCGCTACTGCTTCATTAAGCGCGCTGACGTGCAGAAGGTGATCGCCCTCGTTAATGCCAGCGCAGCGACTAACGGCCACCAGCCCCTCAATCAGCTGGATATTGACGATATTCTGAAACTGTACCCGGACAACGCCGCCGAATAAGGAAAATCCTGATGAAAAATAATATGACCTTTATCGGTCAGGGCCTCGCTCACCCTGAAGCCAGCCAGAAGCAAATTATCAATAAAGATTTCGCCTCCCTCATTCCGGTGATTAGCGGGCGGATCAGCGGTCGCGAAGCGAATGTTGTGAGCGCGAAATCGTTACACCAGACATTGGGTGTGGGGCGCGTTTTTAGCAGCTGGTTCAATGGCCGCGTATCTCAATACGGGTTTACCCGCGGTACAGACTTTGACCAATTAACACCGGAACGGGTGGAAATTAACGGGGCCGGACGCCCGGAGGTGGATTACGCGATCACCATCGGTATGGCGAAAGAACTGGCTATGGTTGAGCGCAACCAGCAGGGCCGTGATGTTCGTCAGTATTTCATCCAGTGCGAAGAGGAACTCCATCGTAGCGCGCCGGAAGTGGCCGCCCGTTTTCGTCGTCAGCTTAAGGCCCGTCTGAATGCGGCAAATTACTTTAAACCAATGTGTGAAGCACTGGATGCCGCCCGCGCTGAACTGGGTAAGCAGACACAGCAACGCCACTATGCCAACGAGTCCAACATGCTGGCACGTATTGTCCTAGGTGGTCTCACTGCTAAGCAGTGGGCGCAGAACGGCAGCATCACTGGTGAGCCGCGCGATGCCATGAGCACTGAGCAGCTCGAGCATCTCTCATATCTGGAGCAAACCAACATCACGCTGATTGAACTGGGGCAGGACTACCAGCAGCGTAAAGTCGAACTGATGCGCCTGTCTCAGCGCTGGCTGGCAAAACGCCTGGGGGTTAGCCATGCGTAAACTGATCGGACAGCAAATCGGCGAGGCAATGACTCTAACTTTAACTGAGGGTCATTCTGGCAATTGTCTTGCCGAAAGCCACCCCGACGTGAATCACAATATGCACCCTATGCACAAAAAGGGCTTGCCGTTTGTCCCTAACCAGGTTTATGGTTATAGCGCACCAGCAAAATCTGGTGCCAGGATTGGCGTCCTGGTAAAGTACAAGGCGACACATGACGCGCCGAGCGTCTTTTTTTGTGTCCTCGCATCTTCACACCCTTTTTTCAGCGGTATGGCTATACTCCATGTCGCTCGCGAAGTAATGGTGGGCTGGATGGGGGCGGAGCAATCCGCGCCGGTTACCTTGTACGCCGGTTACGCCAACCCTGTTCAGCTCACCACCAGTGAAATTGGCGTTTCCGGTGGTGGGATTTATTCCCAGTACAAGGAGGCTGCCAAATGTTGGCTACTACCCCCACCCAAAATCCACAATTCATATGGATTATCGCCGCAGTTCGCCGCGATTGTCCGACAATCAAGCCTGTTCTCCACCATGTTACTGCTGAGACTGAGCGTGATGCTCGTCGCTCTCTGGTGCGTGATCACGTCTGTTTCTTTGCTGGCCGCATCTCTGTGCAGGGGGTGGCAGCATGAATGATTTAATCAAAGCTAAAGCCGACCATGACCGTATTAATGCTGTTCTCGGCAGGAATGAGGCCGTCAAACCGGATACAGAGTTGAATGTGTCCCGGGACCGTCTTTTGAGGGCTCAGGCCGGGCTGCGTCATATCCTGACGGATGTAATTCCTTTCCTCGCCGATCCTGCAGAGAGGGAGGAAATGTATCTCTGGGTAAACGGTGTGTTCACCATCACTCTGGCCGAAGAGTGCGGCGCTAAAAACCACAGCCTGGCACGCCTGCCAGTAGAAAAATCCATCCCCGATGCCAGCCACAAGCTGGACAACATCCGCCACGATGCCGCCTGTGCTGAGAAGTACGCACTTGAGCTGCGCGATTTCTATATGGCCCACATGGACGCCCCGATCCGTCAGGAGAATATCAAGGCAGCAGCCCGCCTCCAGACCCTCATTAACGAGCTGTATTGCGCCGCATATCGCACCAGTGACCGCCTTTCGGCGCTTCACAATGAGGAGGGTCAGGAATGAAGTCATTAGGTGATGCTGTATGCCAGGTTGAGCAGGCCCAGGCGGTGTTATCCCTCTGGCTGGAAACCACGACCAGAAAGGATGGTGATCTGTCCCGGATGATTGGCGCACTCATGACCCTGCTGGACGGGGTTCCCGAGTCGATGGATGAGGCTGAAAGCAAACTGGCTGATTACGCGATGCGGGAGTACAAGGAGGCGAACAAGTGACCATTAATGATTCAAATCCTGTTGCCACCCCTGACGGCATCCGGCTTACGGTAGCTGAGCCTGCCGGAACTTTGTTGCTGTCCTGGCATGAAGCTGTTCGCCAGCTCGACAGCGGGCAGTTTGACGATTCACTGGCCGATGGTCTGCAGATGATTATCCAGCTCCAGTGGGCCGCCGTACATGGCTGGTTTGTTACAACCAACGAACAGAAAGCCCTGATGTGGCGATGGATCATTGCCTGCCTGTTCTTGCTGGAGCAGGCGGAGGCTAACGGTACCGTTGAGGTAGCCAACGAGGACGGCGGCACGGATCTGGCCGTCATCTACTCAGGAAAGAACGGCGGAATGGCCGTTTATCCGGCGTCTGAGCGCATGTCACTGGCAACCCATATCGAAGGCATTGCCATTCAGAAGTACGGGGCGGTAACAGGGCTGGAGCGCGCCATTCTGCTTTATGAGGGGATGGCTGAGGTTCCGCCTGCAGGTGGTCCGCTGCGTCTGTCTCAGTGGGGCAGGGAGGCGCTGAAGATGCTGCATGACGACTTTATCAGGATGGTGAATACCGAAGGTATGCCAGCAGAGCCAACGGCGCACTAAGGAGCCAGCAATGCGTAATATCGATATGATCCGCCAGGTGTCTGATGCCGCTGCCGGTCGCTGGCCTGACGTGCTTTCACTGATGGGGATCGAGGTTCCTGCCTCACCCCGCGCACAGGTAGCCTGCCCGGCATGTGGTGGCAAAGACCGCTTTCGCTTCGATGATGACGGGCGCGGAGCGCACTTCTGTAACGCCTGTGGGGCCGGTGACGGACTGGAGCTGGTGAAGAAGGTGAACAACTGCGACGCCACCCGGGCCGCGCAGCTGGTGGCAGATGTGCTCGGGATGGATGTACACACCCTGCACACCACAGCCAGCAATGGAAACGCCCTTCGACAGCAGGAGCAGGGAGAGCGCCGGGCAGCGCTGGCGCAGCAGCAGGCCGAAGACAGGGCGGCGCGCGCTATCCGCTTCACTGCGAGGCTTACGGCGCTGGCGGCGCAGGCACAGCCGGGTGAACCGGCGTATCTGGCGGGCAAGGGGCTGCCGGGCTTTACGTTTCCTGTTCTGCCTGATGGGGCGCTGCTGCTGGTGCTGGTGAATGAGGCCGGCGACAAGGTGGCCGCGCAGACCATAACGGCAGATGGTGAAAAACGACTACTTACCGGTTCGGCGAAAAAGGGGGCATATCACGTTATTAACCTCACGTATTCGCCGCAGGCGGTGAGGCAGGAAGTGATTATCGGCGAAGGGCTGGCAACTGTCCTGTCCGTTCACCTGATGCGCCCTGATGCGCTGGCGGTAGTCGCCATTGATGCCGGGAATCTGTTGCCCGTAGCGCAGGTGATGCGCCGGAAGTATCCGCAGGCGCAGATCGTTATTGCTGCCGACAACGACCATCCTGCCTCCGAAACCGGAGCCACCAATATCGGCAGGGAGTCCGCAGAGAAAGCCGCCATTGCCGTTAATGGCAGCGTGGCGCTGCCGCCTGGCGACCACAAAGCCGACTGGAACGACTACCACCAGCAGCACGGTCTGGATAACGCCATCGCCGCTTTTAACGATTCGTTGTACCTGCCGCAAGGAGAAGAAGTGACTGCGCCAGCAGAAGTAATCGAGATCGGCTCTCAGGCCAGCCAGAAACGTAACGCACAGAAGCCCTATGTAGACAGCCGTCGTAATGGCCTTTACTGGGTTGAACCTAAAGAAAAGAGCGGGGAGATCACCGAAGTAGAGAGCCTGCTCTGTTCTGCGCTGGAAGTGGTTGGTGTGGGCATTGATGACAACAGAACGCGCTACCTGGTTCTGCGCTGGCGGGCCCTGGGCGCGAAGGAAGAAACGACACAGGCGATCCCCCTGGCAGATATTGGTGAAAGGGAAGGGTGGCGCACCCTCAAGGGGGGCGGTCTGTACGTCACCACCAAAAGCGGCCTGCGCGCGACGCTGGCTGACTGGCTACAGAGCCAGGCGCACAAGGGTGAGGTATGGCGCATCGCCCAGGCTACTGGCTGGCAGTGCGGCGCATACCTGATGCCTGACGGTGACATTATCGGCACCCCTCAGATCCCGGTGCTGTTTAATGGCCGCAGCTCCGCCGCATCAGGTTACACCACCAGCGGTACGGCTGAGAGCTGGCGTGACAGCGTGGCGCACCTTGCAGACGGCAACTACTCCATGATGACTGGCGTTGCGGCGGCGCTGGCGGCCCCGCTGATTGGCCTCGCCGGAGCTGACGGGTTCGGGATCCATTTCTACGAGCAGTCGAGCGCCGGAAAAACCACTACAGCAAACGTGGCGGCCAGCATGTACGGCAATCCTGATGTGCTGCGCCTGACGTGGTACGGCACTGCGCTGGGGCTGGCTAACGAAGCGGCCGCACACAATGACGCGCTCATGCCTCTGGATGAAATCGGCCAGGGCGCGGATCCGGTGGAGGTCTATAAATCGGCTTATGCGCTGTTCAACGGCACCGGGAAACTGCAGGGAGCCAAAGAGGGTGGCAACCGAGAGCTTAAACGCTGGCGTACTGTTGCCATCAGCACCGGAGAGGTGGATCTGGAGACTTTCATTGCCGGTGCCGGGCGTAAGGCAAAGGCCGGGCAACTGGTGCGCCTGCTCAATATTCCGCTGAGTAAGGCTGTTCGCTTCCACGGACACGAAAGCGGTAAGCACCATGCTGATGCGCTGAAAGATGCGTATCAGAGCCACCATGGCGCTGCTGGCCGCGCATGGGTTCAGTGGCTGGCTGATCATCAGCAGGAGGCTGTTAACGCTGTGCGTGAGGCGGAGGCCCGCTGGCGCGGGATTATTCCGGCTGACTACGGCGAGCAGGTTCATCGCGTGGGGGCGCGTTTCGCCATTCTGGAGGCGGCGCTAATGGCGGGGCGGGTGATCACCGGGTGGGATGAGCAGACCTGCCGTGATGCGATTCAGTACAGCTTTAATTCCTGGATCCGGGAATTCGGTACCGGGAATAAAGAGCATCAGCAAATCATCGAGCAGACCGAAGCATTCCTCAATGCTCACGGGCTTAGCCGGTTCGCACCATTCCCGTATGACCCGGGAAGCCTGCCCATTGCCAACCTGGCAGGGTACCGCCAGAAAGGCGGGCATGACGCTGACCCGGTGGTGTTCTACACCTTCCCGGCCGCTTTTGAGAAAGAGATCGCTCAGGGGTTCAACGCGAAGATGTTTGCTGAGGTGCTGAAAAACGCCGGGATGCTGACCCCGCCAAATACAGGCCGAGGGTATCAGCGCAAGTCACCGCGCATTGATGGGCGGCAAATCAATGTTTACGTGATCCAGTATCAGCCGGAGGGGAGCCAGCCAGAGTAAGTAACTCTCTCATGTGCGTAGTTTTAGTGTTGGTTCAGTTGGTTCAGTTGGTTCAGCGTTTTTATGTGTCTGTTATTTAAGGAATCATGCTCAAAAATTGAACCAACACTGAACCAACAAATGCCCTTTTTGAACCAACACAAACCCCGGATTTCAGCATCACAGACAGGTAAAAGACGATGACAGCACAAATTTCAGCATACGGTCGGCTGGTGGCGGATGTGCAGAGCCGCACGACCAGCAACGATAAACCGATGGCATTTACCCGCATGGCGGTGACGCTGCCATGCCAGAAAGCAGAGAACGGAGAGGCCACCTTCTGGCTGGCGATTACTGCGTTCGGCAGACAGGCCGAGGCGCTGGCGAAGCATCAGAAGGGCGACATGGTCAGCGTGGCGGGCAATATGCAGGTGAACCAGTGGACAGGTAACGACGGTGGCACACAGACCGGGTATCAGGTGATCGCCGACAGCGTGATCAGCGCCAGAACGGCGCGCCCGGGCGGGAAGAAAGGCCAGCAGGGGCAGGCAACCGACGCGCTACGCCGTTCGCAGGAGCAGCGTCCACCAGTGCAGGGATACGAAGATTACGACCAGACCCCGCCTTATGACGACCTCCCGCCTTTCTGAGGATGCAGAAAATGACAGAACATAAACGGCCCGTATTAAGCCTGAAGCGCGCTACAACAGGCGCAGCGGCAAAACCATCCGACAGCACGACAACAGCAGAGAAAACGGCTCACGCAGGCTCTGGCGCAACCACAAGCACAAAGAGCAGTCGGCACAACCGCAAAAAGCTTGAGCTGCTGATCACTCACTGGCCTGCAGCTTTTAACCTGGACGCACCGCGCCCGCTGGCAATTGGCACTGCCGAACTGATAGCTGCCGATATGTGCGCCCGGGGCATTACCGGGGCGGGCAAGATCCGGGCCGCCGTTACGATGTACACCCGGCGCGCATCCTATCTGAAAGCGCTGATCGCTGGCGGGTCGCGTTATAACCTCGCCGGGCAACCGGAAGGAGAGGTGACGCCGGAGCAGCAGCATATGGCGAGAGAAAACCTCTCTGCCATGAACGGTAAGATCACGGTAAGGGGTGACCATGCGCCTGACGCCTGAACAAAAAGCGGAGATCATCCGCCTCAAACGCCGCGGCCTGGGATATGGACGCATTTCCGGTGAACTGGGAATCAAAACCACTACGGTGCGCGCCGTCTGTAAGCGTAGCGGCCTCTTTGATGATAACCCGGCCCACGCAGCGCTGTTCACTATCCCGCAGCCGCAGTACAGCACTGAACTGGCGACGGTGAAACCGCTGCCGCCGCAGGAAGTGGTGACCGGGCATAAGCAAACCGACGCTTATCTCTGGGTACTGGAGGTGATCAAACTGAACGAACCGGCGCATCTGGCCGCCGCCGAGGAAGCCCTGCAGAAGCTGACCATCAAACCGAAAGACGCAGAGAAGCGCTACCGCGACTGGATGATGATGAACGGGGCCAATGTACTGAGCATGGCGTTCGGCACGATGTTTATGAGCGACCCTCAGCATTTCATCCGCTGCGCAAAAGCGGATATCGCCAGCGCCAGCCAGGTGAGGGCGCATTATGGCAGCTATGACGCCGCGATGGAGCCGGTGAACGCCGAGCTTCTGATTGACCAGTCGGCGCTGCTGGTGGGGGATGACTTCGGCATGACGGAAGAGGAGGCATCCAGCGGCTCTATATCTGGCGCGGATCGTTACTTTGAAGTCGAAGATGCCCGTAGGGCAGCGCATGACGGCTTTTGCGACGTTCTGCCCGATCCGCACACACTCTCTGACGTGGTGCGCGAGTTCGAATACTGGAACTGGCTGTATCACATGCGCCACACGGCGAGTAAGGAGTTAGGATGGGAGTATGGGGCGGAGCACAGGCAGGAAGTATACGACCGGGAGGACTGGCTTGATGGCAAGCTGGTAACCCTGCGCCCACGCCACCAGCGCGAAGCGGTGGACGTGCTGAAATGGCTGCTACAGAGCGAGCGGCATGAGGGCAGGGATGAGATGGACACTATTCTGCTTAACCTGGTGGGAGGCGATACAGACCATGACTGAAGTTCAACGGGTGAGGGATGTGCTGGCGGAAGAACTGGAGGGTAAAGGCCTGTACCGCAGGGCGGCTTCCCGCTGGCTGGTCGTACTGGAGCAGTGCGCTGACGAGAAAGACCGGGAGTGGGTGGCCCTGCGCCGGGGGCGTTGTATCGACAGTGCCAGGCTGCCTCCTGCACGCGCCGAAGACTTCGGGGATGTACGCCGGGCGGCTGGTGCCACACACACCAGAATGGGGCTGGCGCAACTCAACGGAAGCGCGTTCCGGTTAAAGGGTAAGCGCGGAGACCAGCCGACATAATGGCTGGTTCAACGAGAAAAGATAACGTAATGTACACGGTATGCACTAACGCAATTATTAAAATTTTTGTTGGTGATAGGATTCGTGGCTTATTTCTCATTGGAGTGAAAAATGTCTGGATGGCATATTATTATTTTGGTGTTTGGCCTTGTGATCTATCTCCTGCCTGGAGTGATTGCCAGCTCAAGGATGCATAAAAACTCAACGGCCATATGGGTACTTAATATCGTACTTGGTTGGAGTTTTCTGGGGTGGGTTGCTGCGCTTGTTTGGGCTTTCACAAATCCAGGCGGTAACCAGGCAACAACCATGGATACTAAAGGGATCGAAACAGGCCACTCATTGAGCACTGATTTAAAAAAATGCCCCTACTGCGCAGAAGACATCAAAAAAGAGGCTATTTTGTGCCGGTACTGTGGCAAAGACATTCCCGCCTGATAAGTATCCTCGTCAACGACCCCGCATTGCGGGGTTTTTTTACACCCATTCGTTTCATTTTCTGCAATAGTTGCCATTTATGTTGCGTAAATTACAATAAAGATGACTGTATAAACATCAGGGGTAACGCAATGAGCAGAGAACAGATGACCGTGGCCTTAGACCGGCAGCAAATGCAGGCGATTCGTGAGATGCAGGAGCAGCAACGTAAGAGCTCTCCAGTCGGATTGGCCCCAACCATTAACGCCATTGCCCGCGCGCTGGTCGCCAAAGGGCTTGAGTCTGTTAAGCGGGGTGAGTGATGGAGCAACTTCAAAGACTGGCTGATGTGATCGCCGAAACGTATGTACGTGACCTGATTAGAGCTACGGGCAGCAATGAATTAACTGTTGATGGGTTTACGGGGAATATTGAGGTGGGGCTTCTGTCTGCGGGCCTGTATGGCAATGCGCTTCTCTCCTCGCAGAAAGAAACCGGTCGCACCGATGAGAAGAAAGCCTACTGGCTGCTGGCCGACTTAATCTCCCTCAATGGTCCTGAGTATCAACTTACGGAACATGGCACCAGCGCAATAAATAAAATGACGGAAATCTCCCTGCGTAAACAGATTGCCGCAAAAAATAAAACCATACACTGAGGTGGCTATGAACGATAAGGTTGGCAGTTACTATGTCGATATTGATGCTGATGTGAGAAAGCTCCTGTCAGGAGCGCACGAAGCGGATGAGGCCTTAAAGATAATTGAAAACTCCGTTAAAAAAACGGAGAAGTCGGCGAATAAATTAGACAGTAGCCTGAATCAATTGGGAGGCGGTTTTTCGCGCCTCGCCGTAGCCGTTAAAGGATACATCTCTATCCAGGCGCTGATGAAGCTCCAGCAGGTATCCGAAGAGTTTACGTTACTCCAGGCCCGGGTCACGCGCCTGTCATCCAGCGCTGAGGTAGGGGCCAAAAGTTTCCAGCAACTGGTGAATATAGCCTCCGTTTCCGGTGCCAGCCTCGGCGATACAGTGAACCTCTGGCAGCAACTCACCGCAACGCTGAAAACCGTGGGCGCTACCAACAGCGACGTTAACCGGCTCGTTCTGACCCTGCAGAAGATTGGCACGATTGGCGGCTCATCCAGCCAGGAAATGGCTAACGCCCTCCGACAGTTTATGCAGTCCGTTGCTGCCGGAAGAATTCAGGCGGAAGAATTCAACTCGGTACTGGAACAAATGCCCGAGCTGGCACGCCAGATTGCTGCTGGTATGGGTGTCCCTTACGACCAACTGCGGCAGCTGATGCTGGCTGGCAAACTGGACATTGGCGAAGTTCTGGCGGCAATTGAGAAGCAGTCTGGTGAGGTTAACCAGCAGTTTGAAACGATGCCCAGGACCGTAACTCAGGCAACCAATGCCCTGATAACTCAGTTTGGGGTGGCGATATCGAAAATTGACAATGCCATTGGTGCGTCGCGCTATCTGGCGAAACTTCTGGATCAGACAGCACTGTCAATATCGCTGACAAATGGAAATGTAGACGCCATTACTTCAATAGATGACCAGCTGGATTCGCTTAATAAAAAATTAGCAGTGGCTGAGGCGCGCTATAACACCTTATCCAAGGCTTCCATTTATACCGATGGAGGCACAAAGGCAGAGGTTGACAGCCTCAAGGAGCAGATCGCGGCTCTTGAGCGGACGAAGGTGCTTTATAACGATATTGGGCGCGCCTCCTCTGGCCCAACGAATGGCTCCAAGCCCGCCTACATTACCAACCTCGAGAAGAAAACTGCCGAGAACAACGCTAATGCGATTATCCAATCCGGGCAAACACTCGTCGATAAGCTCACAAAGCAACGCGAAAAACTGAGTCAGTACAAAGCCCAGGGCCTGCTGGATGATAAAAAGTATGCAGACGCAACTGCGGTACTGGATAAGCAGATCGCCGAAGCCCGCCAAAAGCAGGATAAAGCGCCTAAAAACGCCTTTGCCCGCGGTGATGAAAGTATCAGCTCACTGCAAAGGCAGATTGAAGTCCTGACAATGCGGTATGACGACAATACGCGTGAGGCTGCGCAATACAATGCGGTGGCCGCACTGGGTACGAAAGCTACCGATGCGCAAAAGGCGAAGGTCAGCGAGCTGGCCGGCACGCTCTTCGATGCCCAGCAGCGCCAGAAAGACCTGAACGACGCGATCAGCAATGACCCGGTACGGAAGGAAAACAAATCCTATACGGACGCCAGAGAGCAGCTCAAGCGCCAGCTGGATGGTCAGATGATTGACCAGAAAACTCACGATCAACAGTCTGAGCAACTGGCGCAGCAGCACCAGATTAACCTGGCAAAAATCCGCGCCCAGCAGGTGGTGTCTCCACAACAGGCGGCTAAAGGGGAGATCGATCCCGTCCAACAGCTGGCAAACCAGCACGCTCAGGAACTCGCGTTAATCCAGCAGTTTGAAACCCAAAAGGGACAGATAACCCAGCGCGGACTTGAGCTGGCGAACGCCGCAAATACCCAGTACGAGCAGCAGCGCATTGCCGCGCAGTGGGAAATTTTCCGCAACCAGACCATGGCTAACGAGTTGCTGGCCGTGTCCCTTGAGTCAATGCAAAGCGGCGCAGCAAATGCGCTCACTGGCCTGCTGAATGGCACACAGAGCGTTTCCGAGGCGTTCGCCAACCTCGGCACATCGGTAATCAACGGTGTCGTCAGCAGCCTTGTGCAGATGGGTACGCAGTGGGTTATGTCGGCAATGATGGGGCAGGCGGCGCAGACCGGCGCAATAGCGGCGAACCAGGCGGCGGCTACGGCTGCTCTGGCGGCATCAACGCTGGCGGGCACAGCGGCGGCTACAACGCTTCTCTCTGCGTGGTCACCAGCAGCGATGGCGGCAAGCATCGCAACATCTGGTGGTGCGGCAACGGCTGGGATGGCTGGATATACCACGGCAATGGCAGGAACGAAGATAATGGCCGTTGCCGGTGCCCGCGAACACGGCGGCCCTGTTAACGCAAACTCCATGTACCGCGTGGGCGAAGGTGGCAAGCCTGAAATTTTCAAAGCCAGCAATGGCAGCCAGTACATGATCCCCGGCGATAACGGTCGTGTCATCAGTAACCGCGATATTGGCGGTGGCGGTGGCGGGTTTAATTACAGCCCAGTCATTCAGGTAAACGGAGATCCAACTGAGCAGACGCTTGCTATGCTTGAGGCCGCAGTTAAGCGCGGTGCGCAGCAGGGCTATGCCATGGCCGTCAGCGACATCGCCAGCGGCAAAGGCAAGCTCTCCAACGCGCTGACCAACGGCTTCAACACAAGCCGGCGGCTGACGTAATCAGATTTTCGCCATTAGCTGGTGGTCAAGCCACCAGCCTACCCCATGAGAGGGTGACAAAAGTTGACATCGAGAGGCGCTTTAATGACTGACGATGAGAAGCGGAAGCTATACCGGGCGTGGGCTGAAGATTTAGATGGGCTGATACCGTTCCCGGATGCCTGCCGGGATCTGACGTGCGGCGCGATAACCAGAAAAGGCACCCCCTGCAAAATGACAGCGCTTTACTCCTCTGGGCGCTGCAAATTACACGGCGGTAAGAGCACCGGCGCAAAGACGCCAGAAGGAAAGTCGAGGCAGTTAGAGGGATTCCGCCGCTGGCTGGCTGAGAAGCGCATAGCGGGCGCTGGTGCGCAGGATGAAGGTACGCAGTGAGGTACGCAGCGAAACCGCGCACTTTTTAAGTGCGTACCCGACAATATGAGAGGTTAGCAATGGGCATCAAAGCCAGGGGTATGAATAAGGTCAGGCGCAACATCCACCAGATGATAAACGATGTGGCCGGGCGGCGGGCTGTTCGTGCCATTCAATCGGCATTACATGAAGTTTCGATAGTCGCAGCTCTCTATACTCCGATCGACACCAGCACACTGATAAATTCCCAGTATCGCGAAGTCGTAGCCAGCGGCAGCCGCATCACCGGCAGAATCGGCTATTCAGCCAACTACGCTATTTACGTCCAGGATCCGAATATCCCGCAGACGTTCAGACGCTCCACTGCAAAGAAAGAGTTTCTGCAGAAAGGTATCGAGGATGCGAAGCCGCAGATGATGGACGCGATTGCGCGCGAACTGTCGAGGCGGTGATGGGTTTTTGCGATCTGGCGATATATGGAGCGGCCGGCAAAGGGGAGATTACTTTGACTGTATTTGACGGATTAGACAGTGACAAACAGCCGCAGGCCACGCCACCGCAGGGCAGAGAGCAAATCAGCATCATAAGCCGTCAAGAATTCGCGCATATGACTACACTAGCGAGAACCTCCTTAACTGCGCAGCAAACCACGCATTTTGCCTTACCCCATGAGAGGTTGAGAAAACTTAATATGCGGCAGCCCTGATTAATATCCAGTGTGCCCACCAGCCAGGGAAAGCCCCTTCAGTGGTTCGCGGCTGGTGGTTCGCACTTTGGTTCGCAGGGTTTTGGCCTGTTATGGCGTGCGAACCAGTTGATCCGCCAAAGGACAAAAATGTCCTCTGGAAACTCCCGGGTTATGAGAGTTTGAGAATGACTGATAGTCACGCGCAAAACGCCAGGGTAACGAGCTATCTTTCAGCGAGTCACTACCGGCGCTACCTTTGAGTGCGCCCGTCAGCTTGTCCAACGATGCGGCGAAAGGGGAGGGCTTAACCTAAAGGTGTAATTTTCCCACCCTGTCCATGTCGAGAACCTGTCAAAAGTTGTCATGTCGGTTTGAGAGCCAACGGCATTGGCTGACAAAACGGCGATGATAAACAGGATAAAAATCCTCTTTAAAGGGCAGGATTCTGCCCTTTTGATTCGCTCACCAACATACAGATTTCCTCGTATCCACATTACCGGTTTTGCAGGGATGTATTACCTTTATTCCCCTTTACACTTTTGCGCAGGGGTTTCGCTCTGATGGCCCGCCACCAGCGGCAGATGGACGACTGGCTTTGAACTAATGCAAAGGTACATCTCGGTATGCAAACGCGAGGTATCCACGCTGGTATCCACCAGAACGGCAGGAGTTGGCTGGATACCTGCAGCTGGTAACCAACTATGGTAACCAGTTCTGGTAACCGGAAGAAGCGGTTACCAATGGGGAGGTTTCCATACAGGTTTCCGGCAAAACGCCGGTTGCCAAACGCGAGGTTGCCAGGCAGGTTGCCACCGAAAGCGCTATTTCAGAGCGGCAACTTAACGCATAGCCGTCGGAGTTCACGCATAGGCTCCATGCATAACAGCGCCAGCCAGAGGAAGTCCTCACTGGCTGGCATGGGTTGTGATTTTACAGGGGCTGCACAAATTCGAAGATAGCGCTGTATCCCAGAGCGCATGGGATTTCGAGACCAGTACGCGTGCGCGCGAAGATAGATCACCAACTGGCGGTTAGCTTCCACCCCCACCAGCCCACCCCGGCAGAACTGCGAGATCTGAAACGCCAGCTGGCAGAGAGCCCTGGCTGTACCGGAAAATTATGACCGGCCCTGCATACCGCAGGAGCAAACCAGCGCCGCGTCGCGCGAGGTGACCTGCACCAAACCAGCACCAGACAAGTACTGTGCTGGTGGGATTCCCACTAAATAGCAGATTATGAGCGGCGTGTTGGTTCACGGCCTCTTTTTGTTGGTTCAAAATTGGGGTGTGTTGGTTCACTTTTTTGAAATAACCCGTTTAAAAACAAGCATTTTTACAAATTGAACCAACTGAACCAACTGAACCAACGCTTTTTAAGTACACATGGAAGATTTCTGCGCCCACAAAGAACAGTTCGGATCCAATAATGAGTCCTGGAGTGGTTGAATTGTATTCAAACCTGTGGGACAAAAAGCATTATGGGGGTATCTTTGGGGGTATGTGAAAAAAATAATCATAATAATATTTAATTAAAACAATGGTTTCATGTATTGTGTACTGTTCCTATTATCGCACCATTCAAGCATTTCTTCACATTTTCCTGCATCAGCAAAAAATTCATTAGCCATTAATTTGCTCGGGCGCCTTTGATTCTATTAATTATCAAACAGTTAACATTCTCTTCCCTGCCGCAAAAGGTTGCGCTACTCTCACAAAAGCATTCGCTACCAAAATGGTTCGGGACTTGTACGCGTGTTTAATTGATGAAATAGCTCAGGCTACTCTCTGATAGATGATCGCTAATCAAAGGTAAAAAATGAAAGCAACCACCCCAGCATATACCGTTGTGGACTTGTCTCGTTGGGCAAGGAAGGAGCATTTTGAGGTATTTCAGTCGTTTGCACAAAGTACGTTTAACCAGACGGTGCAATTAGACATTACGGCGCTGTTAAAGCATATCAAAGCGGTTGGCTGGAAATTTTACCCGACGATGATTTTCCTGATTGCTCACGTCGTAAACAGGCATACGGAATTCCGTATGGCGATGAAGAACAATGAGCTCGTGATATGGGATGAAGTCCATCCAAGCTATACCATCTTCCATAATGAAACGGAGACCTTTTCATCAATATGGAGTCCGTACGACGGCAATATTCAGCACTTCCAGAATGTTTATTCCGAAGACGTGGCACGCCATGGTAATAATCTTGCTTATTGGCCTAAGGGACAGTCGCCAGACAATATATTTTTCGTATCCGCTATTCCCTGGGTGAGTTTTACCAGCTTTGATATCAACGTCGCTCACATGCAGAACTTTTTTTCCCCTATGTTCACTTTTGGGAAATACTACGAGCAAGATGGAAAAGTATTATTACCTTTCGCCCTGCAGGTGCATCATTCCGTGTGCGATGGTTTCCATGCGGCAAGATTAATCAATGAGTTACAAGCGATGTGCGATGACATACAGCACTATTCAGAGGAACTCAGGGGTTGA